GCGGGCCTTTACTTTGCAACGTTCGATGCCGAAGCGATCGATATGCAGGAGCGGGTTCAATACACAAGTTGGATCAAAGATGTCCCACTAATGCCAAGGTACGTGGGTGCAGGAGCATTTTCGTTCTGCGGATTCCGCTTCTTCTTCTGCCTCGAACCAGCCGGATTTCCGGACTCAATCACCATCGGTGGCCGTGAGATGAAATTGCGGCATCATATCAATACGATCAATGTAGGTTTGAATAACCTGCCTTCTCAGCGGATCCATTTCACTTGGTAGGCGTGGTGTTCCTCTCGGTGGGTACTACCATCCAAGTCCACTTGTCCTTATCACGCCATATCTAGAGAGTTGCCGTCCGGGCGGGAAGGGTCTTGTTGGTGGTCAGGCCTTGCAGGCATCGCTCCCTAAATGGCGCACCCGGCCTCAGAGCTGACTCCGGTTCGGCCCGAAGCGGCGTCCTGGCAGACCATTCCCGCGAAGATCACTCAGCGTCCACTTGTCGCGCTTGACATTCTTTCCTGACCGTTTGCGGCTCGCGTAAGCCGCTTTACAACCATATCGCACCGCCGCGTGGAGGCCTGGGGGGTTGCGGTCTGGTACTCATGCGGGGGCGCCCGCTGAACGATCAGGTACCTCGTCGCGTCCATCAGGTGGTCGTCCCGCTTGACGATCTTTGTCATCACGGTGATACTTGCGAGACTCCCGAAACCAGTTCGTGAGGCTCGCCATCACTTTCAAGCGGCCTGAAACCAGAGGGTTCCATACCTCCGTGATCCCCGCCTCTACCGCATTCTCCGCCCTGCCGACATCAACCACACCAAGTGAGCCGCGGAACACCATAATTCACCGCTCCGTCACGATCCAAGCCGTCTTCGCCAGTCACATCCAGCGCGAAGCGCTCCGGACGCTCGACAAGATCCTCACCGCATGGAAAGGGGACGGTCGAAAACAGCCATAAGAAAAACAAAATCACCATCACTCATGGAAAGGCATCACAAGCTAGCTGTTGCCCCCTGCGGAGCGAACAGGCCTTACCTCACTGCATCCACGCATCCGGTCCGTGGTAGAGATGCTCGTATCGCGGCGGAGGCTCCGGCTCTGGCGGAACTTGCATCTGCAGCCTCCCGCTGACGATCAAGTACCGGGTCGCATCCATCAGATGGTCATCCCGCTTCACAATCTTGCCCGAGCCTTTGTCGTCACGGTGATATCTGCGAAATTCGCGAAACCAGTTCGACAAACTGGCCATCACCTTGAGCCGGCCCGAGATCAGCAGGTTCCATACTTCGGTGATGCCTGCTTCTACCGCGTTCACCGCAGGCCGAAGATCGAGCCCGAGTTCGCGGTAGAGGTCCATCAGCGTCCGGCCGTCGATCTGCGAGCTGCCCAGACAGGCCGGGTCGATGACTCCTGGAATCCACGCTCCGCGGGCCCGAATCGCCTGTGCGTGAGAAGCCGGTTCCCCCATGCCCTGGTAGTGCTCACTGTAGAGGTGGATTACGCCGCTTCCCGGATCCTGAGCACCCCAGACCACGGCCGTGCGATTCCAACCCACATCCAAGCCGAAGGCTCGCCGCTACGAATCCGGAATCGGGCGATCGGGCACCATGATCTCCGTTTCGTCGATCGGGTAGATGGCTCCCGCTCCCAGTGCCGGCTCCCCCTCCGTGCGCGCTTTGACCTGGTATGGTGGCGTGTTGGCGACCAGCTTGCGCTTTTCCTCTTCGTCCAAGTGCGGAACGTCCTTCCAGCCAGCCTGCACGACGTACTTCGAGAGTCGCGAAGCGTCGTTTTCTGGCTCCAGAAAGCTCATCACGACTTCGCTCATGCCCAGCAACGGTGTGAAGGTCGTCCAGGCGAGGCCCTTGGTCGTGAGCAGCCGGTACAGAATCTCCGTGTAAATATCCATGGGCGGCTCTTCGTCGCACCACACAAAATCCTTGGCCTCGCCCTCAAACGCCCTCCGCCCCTGTTCGTAGGTCTTGAACCCCAGCTTGGAGGTCTTTCCCGATAAATGCCGCACCCACACCGTCTCGATCGATCCGGTGATCCCGCGCCCGGCGACCGTATGCACGATGGCTTCAGCGGGAATCATCCCTTGGCCGGTACTTCTGCCGAGCAGCACGCCTTGCACTACGTCGCGCGTGGTCTGGCTGTTGGTACCACAGGCCCAGCCGTCGGTGGCCTTTTCAAACCTCCTCCCCTGCCACCAGTGCGGGTAGCGTCCCGTCAGGTGACAGGTGGCTTCGAACGCCCCCGCCACCGTCTTGCCGACCCGGTTCGCGGCCATGAACAGGCGCTCCTTGTATTTGGCTCCGGCTGCGAAGAACTCCAGGTGCTTCTGGTAGAACTCGCGCCCCAGCGGTCCGGAGTCGGGGAACAGCGTGACGAAGGCTGCACGGCGGCGTGCCAGTTCAGCCTCAATCATGCTGGGGCTGAGCAAGAGCCGGAGTTTCGTTTCGCTTGTGGCCACGCTACTCATCCGCTTCGTTTGGGCTGCGCCTTCTCACTGAAGCTCTTCAATTGCTCCAGCTCTTCGTCGGAGAGGTGCGACAAGTCCGGCCGGGAATCAATCGAAATCGGTCTGCCGTCCGGTCCGCTGACCTCGTTGGCCACAACATCCCGATAACCGAGGAGGTTCTTGGCCAGGAAGATGGCGGCCGCGACATTGCCATTGCTAGCCAAGCGAAGCAGGTTCCTCCGCACTGACACCCGGCCCTTGGCTCTCGCGTGTTCCATCACGTCGCTGAAGCGCTGGACCTTGCGGCGGCGTTCGACAGTCTTCGTGCTGACACCGAAGAAGGCAGCGATCTCCTCGTCGGTGCATTGCATGGCGCAGAGCTTTTCCAGTTCAGCGAGGTCCATCTTTGCCTTAGGCCGCGGCATGCGTCACGAACTCCTTTTCAGCCTCCGCAACTCCGCAGACCAATCCGACAGCGCCAGACACAAGCCCTCGAGGCCCGGATGCCCGGCGCGAATCTGGGCTTCGATGGCCGCGATCTCCTGGCGGCAACGCGCGATTCATGCCACCTTCCTTTCCCGGGCAAGGTCCTCGAACGTGCTGCCATCCCCTTCCAGCTTGGCTTTCTTGCCGCTGAGCGTCTGCCACCGCTGCACGGCCACGTCAATGTACTTTGGATCTAGTTCGAGGCCGTAACAGACACGCTCGGTGAGTCCGCGGCCGCCAGAGTGGTTCCCGATCCCAGGAACGGGTCGTAGACCGGTTCGCCACGCTTTAAGTGGTTCAGGATGGGGCGGCGCATCAATTCCACGGGCTTCTGAGTCGGGTGATCATGCTTCTCCTCATCCGAGCCGCCCATGATGAACTTCGGGCTCGGCGAGGCCCAGATGGTGGAGTTCTCGCCGGCCTTCCCGTACCAAGGTGCGTTCTTTTCCCGAACGAACCAGCAGGGCTCGTGCTGAAACCAGTACAGCGTTCTCGTGAGGACGGTCCGCCCTTTGTCCCAGATGATCTGTTGATGGTGCAGGAACCCTGTGCGCAGTAAACCATCGAGAACTTCCCGGGTGAACTTCGAGGCGTGCCAGACGTAGGCGATCTGCAGGCTCGGCACCAGCTCGAAGGCTTCCGACCAGTCGGCGCGGGTATCACCGGAGATCGTCGTTTCGGTGTGACCCTTGGTCCTTCGCTTCATGTAGCTCGGTTCGGCAGGCCCGTGGCCGTTCAATCCAGCGCGGTCACGCCACTCGCTATCGAGTTCAATGCCGTAAGGAGGATCTGTCACCATCAGGATCGGCTTGCGCTCGCCAAGCAGCCGGGTGACATCTTCCGACCGGGTTGCATCGCCACACAGCACCCGATGCTTTCCGCAGATCCACAAGTCGCCCGCTCGGGAGAAGGGATTGTCGGGAAGCGGTGGCGCGGCGTTGGCTCGCTCCTCGTCGGGAATCGCAGCAGTCCATCTATCTCACCGGGGTCGAAGCCCGTGAGACTGAGATCGAAGTCCGCTGCGTTGAGTTCTTGCAGCTCCAGCGAGAGCAGATCTTCATCCCAATCCGCCCAGGTTACCGAGCGGTTCACCATCAAACGAAAAGCTTTGACTTGCTGCGGCGTCCATTCATCGCAGAGGATTACCGGAACCTCGGTAATGCCTAACTTGCGAGCGGCCTTCAGGCGCAGATGGCCGTCGACCACCTCGCCGTCGCTGCGGGCCAGCACCGGAATCTTAAACCCGAATTCTCTGATCGAGGCCACCATGCGATCCACGGCGGCATCGTTTTTGCGGGGGTTGCGGGCGTAGAAGACCAGCTTGTCAACAGGCCATAGCTCAACGCGCGCCTCAGATACCATGCCACACCTCATCAAAGAATGAGTTGGTTTGGAGGATTCTTTCGGAGGGTGCGCCGTGCGCTCGCCTGACGAACCGAAGCTCTCAATACAATCTTACAACAAAATGTTTACGCTCACTTGTTTTGCCCCTCGTCTTGTAGGCGATCAGCCCAGTGGCTCAATTCCTCAGAGAGCCGGCGCAACACCTTCTCTCCGTCCCGCCGGGCCTTTAGAACGATGTTGGTCTCGATGTACTCGGCGGCACGCTTTACCTCGGCTTCCACTTCACGGGCGGCTTGCTCGAGCCGCGAGGCCTCGGCCGCATCCAAAACTGTTGGAGGGATTGAGAACCGGTTCGGCCTCACAACTTGAAGCTGCCTTATTTCTCCGTAATTGGTTGCCTGGAAAAGACGAACGAGCGCCTGCCGCGCCGGTGAGAGATCCGCAAGGCGACGTGTTTAGGCATGAACGCCCCTCGGACGACGTTTGACACGAACGGGTGGGGAATCAGCTCTTAACCGAGTAGCGGCGTTCACCGTCCGCTTGATTGTGTGCATAATTCAGGTATAATAAATGAGCACCAAAGAGCCGTCTTAACCGTTCAGACCGGCTGGCTCCTCTTTCCTGCGGAAAAGAGGGGCCGAAACTGGGCGAACGTTTATACTCATTTTCCCTGCATCAGCTCTGCACCAGAACGATTCCTAAGATAGGTCTCGTGTGTTTATTCGAATGGAGGGCATTTATGGATTCCCGCCGTGATGCAAACGGTCGAACGCCGTTCCGCGAAGTCTACAATTACACCAGGCAGTTCCTGGGAGCGGTGTACCCCCACTATGGTGCTCGGAAGTGGGCCATTAAAGAGTATCCAGGACAATGGTTTGAGACTGAAGAAATGGCGTGCCAGTGGTTGGTTACCAGAAATCAAGTAGTGGTAAAAGGCTAACTCACGATGCCAAACGACCATGTGGATTTGGAACTTCAGCAAGCCGGCTCACAGCAACCATCCGCGGCTTTCCGCCGTAGCCCTGCGCCTCGTTCCCAACATCGGGAGAAGAACACGGATTTCATCTTGACGGGATTTCATCAGGAACACGGAATCCGTTATTACGTGTTCCAATGCCCGAAGAATAACGGGATTTCGAGTGAATTTACGGTCGAGGCCGACGTGAGGATGCTAAGAAAGTACGGCATCGGGTTACAGGAACTTCCGTTACTCTGCCGCCATTTGCTCGAAAAGCAGGATTCCGGCTCTCCGGTGAGGGCGGTGACGTTCGGTGAGGATTTGATGAAGGAGCAAGCAGATCACCGCGCGGCCTTGAAGCAGGCCGCTCTGGGAAAGAAG